TGAGGATTTAAATAAAGTATTTAATTTTAATAATGATTATTCGCTTTATATACCTGAAGTAAAATTCCTTAGTGAAGAAGTATTAGTAAATTATGATAATTTATCATTAGTGGACTATCCTAATATACATTTTGTTGGGGATAGTTTATCTTCTAGAGGTATAGCTGTTAGTGCTGCCCAAGGAGTATACAGTGTACGTAATTTAGTAAAATAATTTTAATAGGAGTGTGGTCTGATGGGAAGTTAATATATTTATTATCATGACATATATTTACATTCTTGAAAAAGATTACACTCCTTTTTATGTAGGTAAAACAAAACATCCTATTCGTCGAAAACATAAACACTACCAAACATATGGAAATAATATCGAAATGATTATAGTAGATGAAGTTGAAGATTGGAAGTATTGGGAATCATATTGGATTGAACAATTTAAACAGTGGGGATTTAATTTATTAAATAAAAATAAAGGTGGAGGTGGTCCTGAAAAATATACTGAAGAGCAAAAACAAACAATGCGAAAACCACGCAAGGAAGGAACAGGAAATAAAATAAGTATCACTCTTAAAAAAAACAACCATACAAAATATTATACTAAAGAAGTTAAAAAACGTATTAGCCAAAATAACAAAAATATACCACGTCCATTTTCAGCTAAACATAAACAAAACATGGGTATATCTAAACGTAAACAAGCTAAATTAGTGTTAATGTTTGATTTAGAAGATAATTTAATTAAAGAGTGGGAAAGTAAAGGACAAGCTGCCGAGTGGATTAAAAAACAAACAGGAAAAACAAGTAATATAACATCTCAAATAAAAGATTGTATATTGGGCCGTCAAAAAACAGCATATGGCTTTAAATGGAAATATAAAAATTAATTAAAAATATGTCAAAACAATCATTAGAAACAAAACGCCTTAAACAGGCCGACGGTACAATAGCGTTTTATTGGAATGGTAAATTGCATAATTGGGATGGCCCAGCTTTTATACCTCAAGGTAATAATAGAAAAGCAGAGTATTATCTTTTTGGAGTAAAACATTCTAAAACAGAATGGGAAGCTAAGAAAAAAGATGTAAATGGTCAACCATTTTATAAAACAGCAGCTGGAAAAGCTTCAGGAAATAGAGTTTAAAACATATATTCACATTAATAAATTTAAGCTTGGCATTGCCAAGCTTTTTTATTATTTTTACGCAAAATTAAGTTATGATAAACACATATGATGATTTAAGCCGTATAGGTAAACAACTCATGATTAGAGAACCTTTTTACGGTATTTTTTTATCTACTTTAAACAAAGTAATTAGAAAAGATATTCCTACAGCTGGGGTTTGTAAACAAAACATTAATTATCAACTAGCAATTAATGAGGAATTTTGGAATAATTTAACCGGAGATAAAAATAAAATAGGATTATTAAAACATGAATTACTTCATATATGTTTTCATCATCTAGCAGAACGAGACAATTATTTAGATCATGAATTACATAATATAGCAGCTGATATTGAAATAAACCAATATATAGAACCAGAATATTACCCAACTGATGATATTTTATTACCTAGTACATTTCCTGAATTAAATTTACCTTTAAAAGCAGGTACTAAAGTATATTATGAATTGTTACAACAAGCAAAACAACAAAATACTAGCCCAACATTAAATAATATGTTGGAAAAATTTGAAATAAATGGGATAATAAATGGTGATGGACTTCATCCAACTTGGAAAGAATTTGATTCATTATCTGAAGCCGATAAAAAATTAATTAAATCACAAATTGATCATCAAATTAAAACTATAATAGAAAATAATGGGAGTAAAAATAGAGGATTTATACCTTCTGAATTAAAATCTTATATTGATAATTTATTTGAAATTAACCCACCATCTTATGATTGGAAATCATATTTTAGGAGATTTTTTAGTATGTCTTCTAAAATATATACTAAAAAAACAAGACGTAAATTAAATAAACGTTTTGAAGAAAATCCCGCTTTAAAAATTAAACCTAAAAAATACACACTAGTAGGAGTTGACACTTCAGGATCTGTTTCAGACACAGACATAATAGAATTTTTTAGTGAAATATACCATATGCATAAAACAGGTATTAATATTGATGTAGCAGAATGTGATGCTGTAATTCATAAAGTTTGGGAATATAAAGGAAAACCACCAGAATTTGTTAAGGGTAGAGGTGGTACAGATATGAATCCTATCATAGAATATTTTAATAAACACAAACAATATAGTAATTTAATTATATTAACGGATGGTTATATAGGTGAAAGAACAGTTAATTCTTTTAAACCAACAATGATAGTACTTAGTCGTAATGGAGCTGATGTGGATGAAACTAAAAAAAGTTGGGGCTATACAATTAAAATACAAGATTAACATTTTGTTTGGCTTTCATTAAAATCAATATTATCTTTAAGAAACAAAATAAAAGTTATGTCAAAAACAAAACAAGTATCTTTAAACGTAAATGAAACTAAAACGTTTCTAAAACACATCATTAACAACAATCGTTACTTACAAAACCAAAACAAACCACCAGTATCTGTAGAGGTGGTGGGTGAATCAGGTATTGGTAAAACATCAACTATTGTTCAATTAGCCGAAGAATTAGATTTACATTTTGTTAAATTAAATCTCGCACAAATTGAGGAATTAGGTGATTTAGTTGGTTTTCCAATTCGTCAATTTGAATTATGTTTAAAAGATGATGATTGTTTATGGATAGATGAACATGCGATTGAAGAATATACCAAAATGGGTTATAAATTTACCGGTAAAAATAGAATGAGCTATTGCCCACCTGAATGGATAAGCGGTAAAAGTTCTGGGGGTATATTATTATTAGATGATTGGAATCGCGCAGATATTAGATTTATACAAGCTGTTATGGAACTAATTGACCGCCAACAATATATTAGTTGGAAACTACCTAAAGATTGGCATATTATACTTACAAGTAACCCAGATAATGGTGAATATTTAGTAAATAGTATAGATAATGCCCAAAAAACACGATTTATATCAGTTGATTTAAAGTTTGATATTAAATGTTGGGGAGAATGGGCTGAAAATAATCAAATAGATAATCGATGCATTAATTTTCTTTTAAAACACCCAGAATTAGTTACTAATAAAATTAATTCAAGAAGTATCACTACATTCTTTAATTCAATATCATCATTAGAATCATTTGATAATACTTTACCTTTAATACAAATGATTGGTGAAGGTAGTGTTGGTGGTGAATTTACAACATTATTCACAATGTTTATTAATAACAGGTTGGATAAAATTATATCTCCCGAAACAATACTAACACATGAAAGTGAAGAATATATTATTAATACATTAAAAGGCATTATTGGTAAAGATAAAAGTTATAGAGCCGATTTAGCGTCGATTATATCAACTCGTATTATTAATTATAGTTTATTTTATAGCAAGGAAAATAAAATTGAAAAATCATTTATTGACCGATTAGCTTTTTTAATGAATGAAGAATTATTTGCAGTTGACCTAAAGTACAATATTGTAAAATCAATTTATAATGGTAATCCAAACCAATTCAAAACATTAACATTAAACAAAACACTTATTAAATTTTTAAGTAAATAAAATTATGGATAATAAAATATATTGTGGTTTATCTTTTAATAACCATAGCAAACCATCTTTATCAGTCAATTATTGGAATGGCCCTGTTAATATAGTACCTTCTGATTATGAAACTCAATATTTAGAATTATATGAAAAATTTAAAAATAATAAACTTAAAAATAATACATCTGTTTATTTAACAAAAATGGCTAATTTACCTTCATATAAATTAAAAAATTATATTGAAGAAAATAAATTAAATGTAAATTTAACTCGCGTATATTCTAAATTAAATGCAATAATAATTGATGATAATTTTATTAAAGAATCTTATTTTAATGGAAAACAACATAACTATTATCTGATAAATGTAGATTATATAAAATCAAAATTCAAAAAATATATAATTTCTAATAATTTTCAAGAACATACACATAATAAAAAAATCGATGCTTTTTTAGTTAGAGAAGAACAAATTAAAGAATGGGCTAAAACCGATCCTAATTTTTTAAAATTATTAGATTTTCCATATATGCATGGAAGAGAATTA